GTGTTTGAGCAGTTCGTGGACAAGTGCGAGTATCTGCTCACGATCGACTACGACACGTTCTTCACCAAGGAAGACGTGGAGCACCTGTTCGCCTTGGCGATGACCTTCCAATGCGACGCCCTTACCGGGCTGCAGACCAAACGTGAAGACGGCAGGCCCATGCTCACGCTCAAGGGCACGTTGCTCAAGCCGCCCCAGGATGGCCAGACGACGCTGCCGATGTCGTGGTTTGCCGAGCCCGTGCAGGAAGTGGACAGCGCCCACTTCGGCTGCACGATCATCTCCACGGCGGCCCTCAAGCGAACCAAGAAACCGTGGTTTCGCTCTGAGCCGGCACCGGACGGCTCGTGGAACGACGGCAGATTAGATGCGGACATATATGCCTGGAAGAACTTCCGAGACAGCGGCAACAAGGTTTACGTCACGCCCCGTGTGGTCTTGGGCCACGGCGAGTACGTGGTGACCTGGCCAGGCCAGAACTTCACGAAGCCCGTGTTCCAGTACAGCACCGACTTCTGCAACACGCTGAAACGCCCCGAAACTGCATGGAGTGTGCCCCAGGAATGAAAATAAGAATGACCCAAAGCTACCGCGTATACCGACGCGGCCAGGTGTTGCCTGACGTGCCTGATGGCATGGCGAACGACTGGATCAGACGCGGCCTGGCTATCGAAGAGACGCAGCAGGAAATAGAGACGGCGGCCCTGGAGCCGGTGGTCGAGCGGGCCGACGCCACCTTCAAGCGAAAGCGTAAGCCGTGAAGTACCGCAGCCTCTCTGTCGCCACTGCCCCGGTCGCCGAGCCCGTGACGCTCGCGGAGGCGAAGGCGCACTGCCGCGTGGACACGAGCACGGACGACACCTACATCGGCACGCTCATCACGGCTGCCCGTGAGTGGGTGGAGGAGTATCTTGACCGGGCAATCGTCCACCAGCGTCTCACGATGCGTCTGGACGCCTTCCCGTACGAGATCGAGCTACCACGCCCGCCGATGGCTACGGCCGGCACAACGACGGCTGTGGTGGTCACGTACACGCTGGGCGACGATTCCACCACGACGCTGCCCGAGGCGAACTACCGGGTGGACCGCAACAGCACGCCCGGCGTGGTGAGGCAGCTGCGGAGCGGGACGTGGCCAGCGAATTTGGACGACTACAACGCCGTCACGGTCACGTGGTGGGCCGGCTACGGTGCCAGCGGCTCGAGCGTCCCCGTGGCGATCCGGCACGCCATCCTCATGCTGGTGAGCCATTGGTATGAAGCCCGTGGCGCGACCGTGTCAACGGGTGCCGTGCCGCAGGACGTTCCTTTCGGAGTTGAGTCGCTTCTCGACTCAATGCGGTGGGGATCGTACCGATGATTGACGCCGGCAAGATGCGGGAGCGTGTCACCGTCGAGGTAGCCAGCGGCACGACAAACTCGCTCGGCGAGACGGTGCTGAGCTGGGCGACCACCTCGGCCGTGTGGGCCAGCGTGGAGGGCGTGTCGGCTCGGGAAGCGTTGGATGCTGGGCAGCAGGAAGTGACGATCACGCACCGGGTGCGGCTGCGGTACTTGCCAGGGCTCAATCAGAACATGCGGCTGGCGTGGCGCAACCGCACGCTGAACATCGTCAGCCTGCTCGAGTACGGCAACCGCACCGAGCACGTTGCCATCTGCGAGGAGCAGGTCTGATGGCAGGAGGCATCGACATCAGCGTGGAGTTCCCGGAGCTAAAGCAGCTCAAGCAGGCGTACGAACTGCTGCCCCGCAACATCGCAGCCAAGCACATGGGTGCGGCGCTAAACAAAACAATCGAGCCGGCGTTTCGGTTGCTCAAGACACTTACGCCGCGCGGCCCGACCGGCAACCTAAAAAGGGCAATCGCCAAAAAGGTAAAGCGGTACACGGGCAGCCCTAAATCACGCAACCCAGCCAAAAGCCCCGGCGCTGCGGTTGCACTGGCTGGCTACGTCGCGCCGCCACGCAAGCGGTCAGAAGATTTGGGCAAAAATCAAAAGGGCTCGCACGGCGGATTTCTTGAGTTTGGCACCAAGCAGCGTCGCACAAAATCAAACATTGCATCGAGCTTCAAGAGAACCGGCAAAATCAAAGCGATTGTGTCGGGCCGGTCTGGCAAAGTCGTCAGCAACCCAAAGCCGCCCAAGGGATTTATCCGAGTGGTTCGCAAGGGCGACGGCGACACCGTTGACCTGGGCAGCTTTCCGATTGGCGGCAAGGGCGGCGTTCCTCCCGTGCGGACGGCGTACGAACGCAGCCTGCCAGCCATGAAATCAGTCCTGGCTAAGCAAATGACCGTATCTCTGAACAACGCTTTGAAAGAGATGGCCAGCCCGTTTGGTAAGGGGAGGAAGTGATGCCTCTCAAATCCCCCGAAGCCGTTCTGCGTACCGCCCTCGTCGGCAGCACCAACGTCACCACCCTCGTGGGCCTGCGGATCTACCCGGTGCTGGCCCCGGCGACAGCCACGCTGCCGTTCGTAACCTGGCGTCGAACGGGCATCGAGCGTGCCCAGACTCTCGGGCGTCCGGCCGGGATGCCACGGGTGACAGTCGAGTACGGCATCTACGGTACGACCTACGAACAAGCCCGGGACGTGGCCGACCGGATGCGGGTGATTCTGGATGGCTACGGCGGAACCGTGGACAATACAACGGTCAACCAGACGAGCCTGGAAAACGAGTCTGACGACTTCGTGACGCTGGCTGGGGCCGACCTCCCGCCGGTGTACCAGGTGACGCAGACCTACGACGTGTGGTGGCAGGAGAGCTGACGCATGCCGATTACGCCCCATGATTCAACTGGCACGACGTTCGCCTTTGGTGGCACGACGTTTACCGTCACCAGCATCACGTACTCGATCAGCGACCAGGCGGCGGCCGATCAGATCGACGTATCGCACCTGGGGCAGACGACCGGGGCAACCGTTCTCACGCTTGCCCGGCCGCTCAAGGGCTCAGCAGGCGACACTGGCAAGGAAGTCACGATTGAGTATCTGCCAACGGCCGGCGGCCCAATTGCTCAGGGGGTCAGCGGCACGCTGACCATCACAGGCGGCGTTGCCCTTAGCGTAAACGCAACGTGTGCGAGCTCGAGCGTCACGCTCACGGTCAACGACGCCGTTCGGGGCTCGGCCTCTTTCCAGGTGGCATAGCCGCCACGGGAGGCCCCAGTGGCGAGCTACAGCACGAACGTCGCCGTCAGCTGGGGCGGCGTGCCGTTTACGGAAGTCGTGGGCCTCGATTGGCAGTACGCCGGCGGCCCATCGAAAGGCCGTAGCGTCGTATGGACTGACGAAGCCGGCAGCGTCACCGTAACGACGTTGGCAGGCGCTAACACAAGCTCGTCCGAGTACGGTCTAAGAAAAACTCTGGCCATCAGCGGCGGCGGCCAATCATTGACACTCAATGCAGTATGGGAGTCGCTGAGCGTGGCTAACGAAGTGAACGGAGTCACCCGGTTCACGGTCACGTTTAAACTCTTGGACAACTGACATGGGACTGAAAGAACAAATTAAGTCAGCCAACGTTCGCAAGCCGCTCAAGGTTCACGTCAAGGATTGGAATCTTGATGTGTACGTTCGCGTAATGAGCGTCGGCGAGCGGGATGATTGGGAGCTTTCCTGGATCGACATTCGCAACAAGGGCATGGAGAAGTTTCACAACTTCCGGGCCTTCTACCTGGTGCGAACGCTGTGCGACGAGCATGGTGTGCGGATCTGGACCGACAGCGAGATGAGCGAAGTGGCCGAGCTCGACGGGGCAGTCATGGGCGAGCTTTTCGATGTGGCCCAGAAGCACAACAAAATCACGGAGGCGGACGTAGTCGAACTAGCCGGCGAGCTTTAGCCTGCGACCGTCTCGGCGATTCCTGTTCATGCTGGCCAGTCATCTCCGCATGACTGTAGGCGAGCTTGAGCAGCGAATGGACAGCAGAGAGCTAAGCGAATGGCTAGCGTTTGCACGGTATTTCCAGCCGCTCGACAACAGCTGGGCACAGACTGGAATCCTAGCCAGCGTTGCGCTAGCGCCTCACACAAGGCGTGGTCGTTGCCCGTCGCCAAACGAGTTCATTCCAGTGGAAAAGCCGCCGCAACACAAATTGCAAATGCAGTCAGTTCTGGAACAAATGACGCGAGATTTGAAGGGCACATGATATGAGCACGGCACTTGGCCTCGCCATGCAGATCAGCGCGAACACGGCCCAATTGGCTACTGCTCTAGCCGACGTGAACAAGCGGCTGGACTCGCTTGGAGACGCTGGCAAAAAAGCGTCCAGCGATTTAAGCACTCTTAAGAACATTGAGATCGGCAAACTTGCGTTAGGCGGACTTCAAGCGGCGACGACTGCGTTTCTAAGTCTTGGTAAGGCCGTAACTGGCACCGTTGTCTCTTTGGCCGAGTTTGGCAAAAGCGTTGCCGATCAATTGGACCAACTATTCGACGTGTCGCAACGAACAGGAGTCAACGTCGAAGCGTTGCAGGCCTACGGGTTTGCTGCAAAGCTGGCCGGAACGGAACTAGAAACCTTTGCTAAATCAATTCAAAAACTGACAATTAACTTAGGCAGTGCCAGAGTGGACGAAAAAGCGCAGGAAAGTTTTACGAACC